TGGATGAATAGGCCTCCTCAATGACTTTAGGCCCTGGTTGCTACCGCAGTCAGGGCCGTCTTTCTCAAGTCGCTGGTTGAGCGCCAGTTCGCTCGTCAATCGCCGTTCGAGCATCGGCATGAGGTTCTGAACCTCTCCGCAGCCAGGCCACGAGCCGGCTGTCTGCCCGAAACACCGCACGTGGGCGCGGCGGCGACAGAGACGTCATCAAATGAACCCCACCATCGAGTCGATGCGGCTCGTGCAAGATACGCTTGCCGCGAACGAACTGCGGAAAGCCTGGGTCCAGCCGGCCACAGCCACCACTGGCTTGCAGGTCTATGACCTCGAGGCGCCCGCCAAGCTGCTCTATCCCGTGCTCACCCCATTGCGGAACAAGATCCCCCGCGTCGGCGGCGGTCGTTCCATTCAGGCAAATTGGCGGGCGATTACAGGAATAAATACCTCTCGCCTCTCCGGCGGTCTCGGCCAGGGCAACCGTGCTGGCGTGATCGATCAGACCACGCAGGACTACTTCGCGGCTTTCCGCGGCATCGGCTATGATAACTACGTCACCTTCGAAGCCGACATGTCGGCCGAAGGGTTCCAGGATCTCAAGGCCACCGCCGTGCAGTCCAACCTGCGCGCGCTGATGATCGAGGAAGAGTTTCTCATTATCGGTGGCAACGGCATCACCGGCCTCGGCGTCACGCCGACCCCGACGGTCACCGCGATCGGCTCCGGCGGCGCAATCGGCACCGGCACCGCGGTCAATGTCGGCTGCGTCGCTCTCACGCTTGAGGGACTGCGCAATGTCACCGTCGCCGGTGGCGTGCCGGGCTCGACACCGGGCGTTCTCGACCGCACCAATGCGGATGGCACCGTCGAACACTATGGCTGTGGTGCAGCTGCGCCGTCAGCGACCACCGGCACCGCAACCACGGCAGCCAACTCCTCGTGCATCAGTGCTCACGTCTCTCCGGTGGTCGGCGCCTTCGGTTACGCCTGGTATGCCGGCACCACGAGCAACCTCTACATCGCCGCGGTCACCAATCTCAACTCGGTGCTGCTGACTGCACTGCCGACATCCGGCAACGGTGGTGGCCAGCTGTTCTCCTCGCTGTCCGGCGATCACAGCGTCAATGCGCTGGTGTTCAACGGCTTCTCGGCAATCGCCGCGGCGTCCGGCTCCGGCGCCTACTGGGCCGCGATGGCGACCGGCACCGATGGCACCGGCACGCCGCTGACCTCGGACGGCGCCGGTGGCGTGGTCGAAATTGACGCCATGCTGCAGAGCTTCTGGGACAACTATCGTTTGCAACCAAACGAGTTCTGGGTAGACAGCCAGACACAGAACTACTTGCGAAAAAAGGTACTGAACGCACCGTCAAGCTCAGTGCCGCTGTCGCGCTTCACCTTCACCACCGGACAGGACCAGATCCGCGGTGGCACCGCGGTGCGCGGCTACATCTCGCCGTTCGGTCTCGGCTCGGCGCAGGAGATCCCGATCAACCTGCATCCCAATCTGCCGCCAGGCACGATCATGGCACTGACCAATCAGCTGCCATACGCGCTGAACGATGTGCAGAATGTTTACCAAATGAAAACGAGACGAGAGTATCACCAAATAGAGTGGCCGTTACGCACCCGTAAGTATGAATACGGCGTCTATGCTGACGAGGTTCTGCAGCACTACTTCCCGCCAAGCCTCGGCTTCATCACCAATATTGGAAAGGGCTGAGCCAACGGCATGTGGCTACACGGGTAGGGACGGCCATGGTCGTTCCTATCCGCTAATGAAGGAGTGACCAATGCCGCAGTACTACCGGCTGGCCAACGCTGCGATCACCTCGCTCTCGGTCGACGGCATCGAGCACATTGTCAACGAGGACGGTGTGCTTGAGGTGCACACGCCGACGGTCAACCTGACGCACGAGCTCACGACGAATTTCGGCGCCATCGAGGTCAACAAGGAAGCCGAAGAAAAACCCGCCGATCCGACCAGCGAGGAAATTGAACGGCAGGAGCTGTTCAGCAAACTCGATGCTGCCTATGGCCGTCCACTCGATCGCCGCCGCTCGCTCCGCCAGCTGCGCCAGATGTGGGAGACGTATCAGGCAAAGCATGCTGCCCAATCCGGTCAGGGCCAGCTGCGGGTGGTGGACGTCGCCTGATGGCCGAGATCCGCCTCCGCGATCTGCAGGATGTGTTGCACGGACAGCTCGCCGCTGCCGCGATCACGTCTGAAGTCGCCTGGCCGAACAAGGTCTACACGCCAACCAAAGGCGTCAGCTACCTCAAGCCTGAAAACGCCGGCCGCGCACGCACACCGCTCGGGTTTGGAGCGGATGCCGTGCAGTCGTGGAACGGCACCTACCAAGTCGGCGTGTTCGTGCCGCGTGACAGTGGCGAACGCGAGCAAGACACGCTGGCCAACAAGGTGATGGAGGCTTTCCCGCGCGGCCTCAACCTACCGACTTCGCAAGGCGTGCACGTCATCATCTCGCACAGCTCTGCACCCGCTCCGGTGCCGTTCGGCGATTGGTCGAACCTGCCGGTCTCCATTCACTGGTTTGCCACTCAACCTCCGCCCTAGGAGCCCTTGGTCATGGCGTTCGCAACAGGCGTTGCCAAAAGAATAGCCCTCGCCGAGGAAACAACCTTCGGCATCAATCCGGTCACCGGTGGCAAGTACCTCCGCCGCGTCAGCTCTGATCTGACGCTCAACAAGGAGAGCTACGAGAGCCAGGAAATTCTGGTCTCGCAGCAGATCCGCGATGCGCGTCATGGTGTGAGACGGCCGCAGGGCACCTTCGCCGGGCAGTTGAGCCCTGGCAGCTTCAATGACTTCTTCCAGGGCGTGTTGCGCAGTACATGGACTGCCGGCGCCGACATGCCAGGCGTGTCGCTCACCCTCGATCATACTGCAAAAACACTGACCGGCACCGGCTTCACCGCTGCCGGCATCAAACGGCACGACGTCATCAAACTGACCGGCATCACTACCGCGAACACCGTACTGAACAGCATGAACCTGCGGCTCAGCGCGGTAAGCGACACGGTGTTGACGTCGCCTGATATTCCCAGCACCACCAGCGATGGAGCGCTCGCCGGCACCGTGGACCTCGCTGTGGTCGGCAAGAAGATCCACATTCCGGCAACTGGACAGCTCTACAAGAGCTACACAATCGAGCACTTCTTCTCCGACATCAGCGTCTCAGAAGCCTTTGTCGGCTGCCGTTTCGGCACCACCTCGATCGCCATGCCGGCCACCGGCCTGGTCACGTTCAATGCCCAGATGATGGGCCAGAACATGATCCAGAACACCGTGCAGCAGTTGACAACGCCAGCTGATCCCGGCAGCTCGTCAGCGCTCGCTGCGGTCAACGGCAAGCTCACCTACAACGGTACCGACCTGGCGATTGTCACCGGTCTCAACATGCAGATCACTCCGGCGCTCGAGGCTCCGGCGGTCATCGGCTCCGACTATGTGCCGTGGATCTTCCAGGGCCGGCTGCGGGTGACCGGCAGTTTCACCGCGCTGTTCACTGACGAGACGATCGCCAACACCTTCATCAACGAAAACGAAGTTGGCGTATCGATCTACCTGACGATGGGCGCGATGGGGTCGGCCGACTTCATGCGATTTACCATGCCGCGGGTGAAGGCGATGAGCATGACGAAATCGGACAGCGACATGAGCCTGATCCAGTCGTTTACTTTCACCGCGCTGGAGAATGTCACCGATACCGCTACCGACCTGAGCACCATCGTGATCCAGGACAGCCTCGCATAAGGGTATGAACCTGCGTGACCTCATGGATCAAAAAAGAGGACGTTCAGGCCTATCTCGGCACTGACAAGATCACTCTATCGGATGCCGATGTCCTGGGCCAAACCGCCTCCGACGCGGTGCAGGCGGTGCTCAACCGCGATCTCACGATGGTCACCAATCTCACCGAGTACTACGACACGAATGGCACCGACTACATCCTGCTGAACAACTGGCCGGTGCGTTCAATCGGCAGCGTGACGCTGAACGGCATGGCGATCCTGCCGGCCATACCCGGCCAGCCTGGCTGGCGGCTTGACGGCTTCAATCCGCGCAAGCTCATGCTCGGCCAGGGCCGCCTGCTGCGTGGCGGCATCATGGTCATCGGCGTGCTCAACCAGACCGCCGGCTACGACTTCACCCAATCGGTCGGTTCTGCCACTGGACTGCCTGGCACGGTGCACCGTGCGCTGCTGCTGACCTGCGCGGCGATCTTCAACGCCCAGGCCGCGGATCCCAACCTCTCCTCAGAAAGCACCGGTGGGGTGTTCTCTGGCACCTTCTATCCGAGTGGCGTCGGCGCTGTGCCGCCTGGTGCTTTAAGGCTTTTGTCCAACGAGATCCGGGTCGCTGGCTGATGCCGACGCGGGCCCAGTACGTCGCCCAGCGGGTCGGGGCGCGCATGCAAGAGCGCGGCGATTCGATGCAGCTGCGACGGGTTTCCATGCTCGCCGGCCCGGTGCCCTATCGCAATCCGCCCGACTACAGCGCCGACCTTGTGGTGACCACCGGCGTCAGGGTCGGCGGACAAGCCTATCTCGGTATCCGCGGCAGTTCTGTCATCGGCCGCCTGGTGCCAGGCGACAAAGTCGTCTGTGCCACCACTCCGACGCCGACCACCTGGACGGTCATCGCTATGCCAGTCTCAGTCGGTACCGATGCCGACGGCATACCGCTGGCCTCTACGGGTGGTGTGCCATTCGCCGGCACGCCGACGCCCTACCGCGCCGACAGCCTGGCGGCCAACAACGCCTGGCCAGTGATCCCGGTGACGGCGCCCGGCACCCCCGATCCGGCACTTAGCATCGGTGTCGCAACAAGCCTGATATTTGCAGCAGATGTGACCGTCTACGGCGTGCCGCTGTCCTTGACGAAGATGACAGCGATGGGCTGGACCGAGGTCGACACAGTCGGCTTGTCGATGGCCGCCTACAATGCCGGACCGATCACTCCGGCGCCGAAGGTCGACGACCAGATCATCGTCAACGGCAAGCTGCGCTCGATCCTTTCAGCGAGCGAGGTGACCCGGCAGAGCACCGGGCTGATCTACCAGGTGCAGGCCCGCTGAAATGCCGGACTTCGCCACCGATGTCAGCGCGGCCTGCAACGCCGCCGGACGCCGTGCCAACGAGGTGTTCCGCGCGATCGCCTTCGACCTGGTCGCCCGGGTGCAGGAACTCACCCCGGTGAAGACCGGCTTCCTGCGCTCGAACTGGACAGCGATCCTGCCGCACGAGGCCGAGCCGGTGGCCGGCCGCGCGTCGCCGGCATCCGCCGCGATCCAGCGGGCAACGGTGGGTCAGGTGATCACCATCCTGAACCCGACGGTCTATGCCCGCCGCATCGAGTATGGCTTCGTCGGCGAGGACAGGCTTGGCCGCTACTACAACCAGCCAGGCCGGCACATGGTCGGACAGACCATGGCCGAGGCCGAGACGATCTCGGCCAACGCGCTGCGCCGGATCACCGGGATTGCCGCCTGACCCCTGGTCTGGTCTATACTCATGGTCGTCAACAGGGAGAGCTTCCGATCATGAGCGGGACGCAGCCGGATGACGATGATGATCCAGAAGAGCTGCCCCCGCCTGATCTGGCCGATGAGGACGACGATGGCCCGGATCAGATCGGTCCCGACGATCCTGGTCCAGAAGATGACGAATCAGACCCCGATCTCGCTGAGCTAGATCCCGATGAGGATTTCCTCGAGGGAGACGAAGGCGAAGACGATGGAGAGTGAGGCAGTAAAACTGGACGTAGAAAGTGCCGCGTCCCTGGCTAAGGCGCTCCTTCTGCCAATCCTCGATTACCAGAAGCGGCTCGTAGAGGCTGACAGACCTCCATCACGCATGACGGTCTACGAGGTCCTCAATGCGCTCGCTTTTGCCACCGCGATGGTGTTGGAGGGCACTGGCAGAGATCCTATCGCCAGGCAATTCTTTCACCTCGCTCTTGCCGATCAGTTGGAGGAGAGCATCGAATGATCAAGGCCACCGCCAAGGGGCCGGATGGCCGCCCTCTGCTGATTATCGGGCTGGAATTCGGCAATCTCGACCGGTTTCGCGAGCAGCCCGGCGACACCTACATCCGCATCGACGGCCGCGAGATGGGCATTCCAATGGATGTGATGATCTTCTCCGGCCGCACCGCCGCCGACTGCGCGGCAAGCCTCAAAGCTGGTATCGGGCCGGATACGAAGATCCACCGCAGCCCGAAATCAGAGGTATAGGATGAAACTCAGCCCTCGCTGGTGGGGTTGGTGGGTGGCTTTGGCTAACCTGTTCGCCGGGCTGTGCCTGGGATTGTTCGACAACTATCGGCGCTGGCGGCTCCGCCGCAGGGAGCGACGGATCAGGCAATAGTTTGGCGGCGCGATCGTTCCGCGCCTAAGCAGCCCCCCGACAATCTTGGGGGCTTCATGACTGATTTCGATCTAGCCGCACTCGACACCTTCACGCGTGGCGAGGAGGGCGTGCCGATGCCGATCGTCAATCCACGCACCCGCGCGCCGATCCTCAACGAGGACGGCGTACCGCTCTCCATCACCCTGCTCGGCCGGCAGTCGGAGACCTTCCGCGAGATCATCCGCAGCCATCAGCAGCAGCGCAATGACCTGATTGCCCGCGGCATCGCCGTCACCGACGAGCAGCGCGAGCGGGAGGACATCAACACCCTGGTGCTCTGCACCAAGGCCTGGACCTTCAAGATCCTCGACGGCAAGGAGTTCCCCTGCACCCAGCAGAATATCCGCAAGCTCTGGAACGACGTGCGGTTCCGCAGCCTGCGCGAGACCGCGATCGGCTTCATCCTCAATGACGGGAACTTCCTCCAGGACTTATCCGGCAGCTCCGGAGATACGCCAGGTATCACTTCGTTCTCGCCCGCCAGCTTCCCGCTGGAGGTTCCATCAGTGATGTCTTCCGAAGCTACCGCCTAGCCGAAGGCAAACCGCACGAGCTGGAAGTCGCCGCGCCGCTGCCGCCGCGGTCGCTGCTGCACATCTGGGAATGGTTCTTTCAGGTCGGCCGCAGCCGGCCGGTGAACCAGGTTGGCTTCATGCCAATCCCCTGGACCGAGATCCAGGCCTGGGCGGAGCTTTCCCGACTCCGGCCAAAAATGTGGGAAATAGAGATCCTGGTCGGACTGGATGACCTCTGGTTATCGATCCAAAACAAAAAGAATGTTACGCTGGATGACCTGAAGGGAAACGATACGCCGAATGCCTGAGGTTTTCCCGAAGCCACGGATGACCAAGCGGCGCCAGATCGGCGAGGCTGCGTATTTCTGGTCGAAGGTCGACATCCGGGGGCCAGACGATTGTTGGCCATGGCAAGCCGCCCGCTTCGGTCCCATGCAATACGGCATGTTTAGCCGGCAACGGCCTGACGGAAGCTGGTACACCGAACTGGCTCATCGTACAGCCTACCAACTGACCAACGGCAAAATCCCGGACGGTTTGAATGTCTGCCATTCTTGCGACAATGGACCATGTTGCAATCCGGCTCACTTCTTCCCAGGCACCCAAGCGGACAACATAAAGGACATGCATGTAAAAGGCCGAGATCGTGGCCGTGGCACATGCGGAGAAAACCAGGGCAGCGCCAAACTCACTGAAGCAAATATTCGGGAGATCCGTTGCCGGCACCGACCTAATGATAACGCCCTTGCTCTCGCAAAAGAGTTCTGTGTCGATCGGAGCCAAATAAATCGGATCGCGAGAGGCGCAGCCTGGAAGCACGTAAGTGCCTGATATTGCCAGCCTTTCCTTTCAAATCGACAGTTCTCAAGCGCAGCGTGCCATCGGCGTGCTGGAGACCCTCAAAGCATCGTCGATTTCTGTCACTCAGGCGGCCAACCAGCAGCAGACCGCCACCATCAACCTCACCGAGACCTACGGCCGCTCGCGCGACCAGCTGATGCGGCTGGCCGACCAGACCAAGTCGTATGAAGGCACCCTGCAAGGCCTCGTCACCCGGCTGAGTAGCCTGCGCGAGGCAATGAACCAGACGCAACAGACCTTCTCTGCGTATGGCCAGATGCTGACCCAGGCGACCGCGCAGGCGACCGCCTTCAACAGCACGGTGGACGGGCTCGACCGCTACGCCTCCAAGGCGCGCGAGCTGCGCATGCAGACGGTGGACATCGCCACCGGCTTCGAGCGGATCACCGCGGCGCTGAAGAACCAGACCATCGAGGGCCATAACGCCCGTATCGCGATCGAGCAGTTGGGGGTGTCGCTGGCCGGGATAGGGCCTGAACGCCCGGACGCTCTGGTACAACGGATCACCGATCGGTTGCGGAGCTACAGGACGACCGCCGGCACGCTTGCGGCGGCGCAGCAGGTCTTCGGCCCGAGCTTTGATGCCCAGGCGCTGATCGGTCTCCAGTCCCAGCCGTACATCCCGTTCCGTCAGGCGCAGCAGACCGAGATAACCCGCACCACTCAGGCGCAGATCGACGCAATCACCGCGGCCAACCAGCGGCGGGATACGACCACCCAGCGGCAGGAAGACACGCGACGCGATCTCGGTGCCAACTATGTCCAGGATCCGACCTTCATCGGCCGCCTGCTCGGCTTCAATCCGATCGGCGACATCGGGCGCATGTTCACCCAGTCGCGGGAGCAGGAACGCACCGAGTTAGAACGGATCCGCAATCTGCCGCCTGACCAACGGCGCCAGTACACGACGTTGGCCACGCAAGCCGGCGACGAGGCGCAAACCGGGTACCTGGGCCAGACTTGGCGACAAGCAACTTCAGGGCAATTCTCAGCCCAGCAGGCCGACATCGCCTCACGGTTTGAAGCTGAGCGCCAGCAGGGCTTCTGGGGAGCGCTTGGACGCCGTGCGGTCCGTGAAGTCGGTATCATTCCTGGCCTGCAGGGCACAGGGCTCTATGAGGGACCACAGACTGCCGACCAGCGACGGATTACGCCATTCGAGACCTTCGAACAGCGCCAGGCCGCCGGCAAGACGCTGGAGGGATTTGGCGACACCAGCTTCTCCAATATCGCGCAGTTGCAGGAGACGCTGCGCCGGTTCGGTAGTCCTGACACCCTGACGACCTATCAAAGGGCTTTCGGCGGTGCCGAAGGCCAGCGGCGGCAGACCAATCAACTGGCCAGTCTTCAGCAACAACTGCTCTACGCCAAGACCCCCGAGCAGCGGCTGATCGATGACCAACGCAGCGAAGAATTGGTCGCTGCCATGCCAGTCGGCGAGCGGGCCCTGGGCCGGTATCGACAGGACCAGACCCGAGAACTGACCGGCACGCGCGGTGGGGCTTTGTCGCTGGCCCAGCAACGCGCGATCGAAGGACGGTTCAGTTCCGGCGTCGGCATTCAGTTGCAGCAGTCGAGCGAGGAGACCCAACGTCAGATCGGGTTCCACAAGCAGCTCGCCGAAGAGATGAGCAACGGCCGGGCCGCGGCGGAAGACTACACACGTGCCTGGTCCGTCTTTCAGGAGGCGCTCAAGGCTGGCGCCGGCGACGAACGCGCTGCCCAACAGGCGATCGAGGCAGTCAATCTGGCGCTGCAACAGCGGGTCACCCAAGGCCGTGCCGCGACCCAGGCGCTCAAAGAAGAGAACGACATCCGCCAGCAGCAGATCCAACTGGCAACCCGCAATGCCAACGCCGATCCAGTCACCCGCCGGGTGCAGGAACTGCAACTCGGCATCAAAACCGACATCGAGCAACAGATCACCGCCGGCACGTTGCCTAATCCCGCCGGCGGATCGTTCAGCTATCGCGATGCCAACGGCAACCTGGTCACCCGCACCGCGGCGGGTCCGGCAGAGGCCTCTCAGGTCATCGATGAGCGCCGTCAGGAAATGCAGCGTCAGATCGCTGGTGGCGGCGTGCGCGGCGCGCAAGGCATCACCGAGGCCACCCAGCAGCAGGTGCGCGACAACCAGACGATCGCCGACATCATGGCGAAGCAGGGCGTGTCGCTGGAAAAGGCCAGCGAGATCTACAAAACCCAGCAACAGTTCGTCGACGCGCTGGCCAAAGCCGAGATGGACCGCACCGGCGAGGCTACCCGCCGTGTGCAGGAGGAAATGAAGGCGACGGAGGAGTACCGCCGCCAGGCCGACATCACCAAGAATATCAATGACAATTTGCAGGCCGCGCGGGAGGCCGCACAAGGCGGCGAAGTCGAGCGCCTGATCCGCGGGCTGCAGATCGGCGATCAGCCGTTTGCCCGCGATTTCCTCACTCGCCTCAACCAGGCACAAGGCGCCGGTGCCGGCGCGCCCACTGGTGGGGCCAACAACCTCGTCGGTCTCCGTCCGGTTGGCGCCACCGTCGGCTTTCAGAGCTTCGCCACGCCCGAGGCCTCGATCGAGGCTGGCGTGCGCCAGCTGCAGATCAACCGCTCGCAACATGGCCGGATCACGCTGGCCGATCAGATCCGCCGCTGGGCGCCACCGAACGAGAACGACACCGAGAAATACATCGCGCGCGTCGAGGCGCTGACCGGCCTGAAACGCACAGACTCGATCGATCCCTCCGATCCGGCTATCGCGCAGAAGGTGATTGCGGCGATCTCGCAGGTCGAGACCGGCCACGCACCGGATCCGGGTGTGGTGAGCCGCGGCGTCGGCATGGCGTTTCACACCGCGCCGCCACCGACTGCCGGCGCGCCGGCCCAGCCCGCATCGATCCCTGCCGCACCGCCGGTCACCGGCGCGCAGCAGAACCTCGACCAGCAGATGTCGACGCTGTTGCAGCAGCTGCATCTCAGCGACGATCAGGGCATCGATATCCTGAAGCGCGGCTTGCAGGACCTGCGAGCTGGCCGGCCCGTCGACCTCTCCTACATGAATTTGCCTACCGACCAGGAAACCGCCCTGCGATCGGCCATCACCAAGACCTTCGAGCAGATCAACGAGGGGCAGACCACGCAGGTCGCCAACGCTGGCCAGCAGCTCGCCGCGCGGTTGGCCGCACTGCGCCGGCAAGGCGCTCTTGCCGGACAGCCAGGCGCCCAGCGACTGGCCGGCCTCACGCCAGACCTATCGATCGCCGATCCGGCCACGCGCGAACGCGAGTTGGAACAGCGACGCCAGGATCTTCAGGGACAACAGACACTGGCCGGACAGAACCTCATCGCCGGTGGCCGCCAGGCAATCGAGGACCAAAACCGCATGCTGCAGGCCAGCAGCGGCACCCTGGGCGGTTACGCCCAGCGCATGCGCGAGGCCGCCGCGGCGCAGCAGGCCGATGCGGAAGCACGCCAAAACAATCTCGGTACACTCGAACGCGAGCAGCGCTATCGACAGCTCCTGACCGAACAGCTCGGCAAACAGCGCCAGGCGCTGAACGAGCAAGTCAAGCAGATGCAGGAGGAGGACGAGGTTCAGGCGGCATTGAATGCCCGCGGACCGTTTGCCTCACAGGCCGACCTCCGCCGCACTGCCTCTGCTACCCGCCTGGCCCAGGAAGCACGCGACGACCCGCAGATGGCGGCGACGCCGGAGTTCCAGCGCAAGGTGGCGCAGGAGGCGGCGCACCAGAACGTGCTCGATGCCACCGAGCGCATGAACGAGCTGCGCGACGCCGCACACAGCGCCACCGGTGCGATCGGCGAGGCCTTCGAGGCGATGGTGGTGCGCGGCGAAAAGGGCGTCGACGTTGCCAAGCGGCTCGGCACCGCACTGTCCGACATCGCGCTGCGCACCTTCGTGCTGAAGCCGATGGAACGCGCCATGGACAGCCTGATGAGCTCGCTGTTCGGTGGCGGCACACCGGAAAACACTGCGAAGAACACTGTCGGTGGCGGCGTGCCTGGCATCCCGGGCGCCCCAGCCAACGACAACAGCATTCTTGGCAAGGTCGCCGGCGCCGCGGTCGGCGCGGTGGGCCTGGGCGGCAGCACGACCAATGCGCAGGGCATGCCGATCGACACCGGCGCTAACGCGGTGCGCGTCGTGCTGGTCAGTTCGACCACCGGCCAGTCAGGCGGAGCGCTCGACAAACTGATCGGTCAGGCCGGCGATGACGCCAGCGGCACAGTGACCGGCAAGACCGGCGGCAGTGGCGCCGGTGGTCTTTTCGGTGCGATCGGTCGCCTGTTCGGCGGTGACGGCTCCAAAGGCGATGGCAGCAGTTCAGGCGCCGGCGCGAGCAGCAGCGGTGGACAGGGCGGCAGCAGTGGCACGAGTGGCGGAACCAGCAAAAGCGGTGGCGGCAACTTCTTTGACCAACTGTTCAGCGATCCCGGCAAGGCATTCAGCGGTCTTGGCGACAGTATCGGCAAGATGTTCAGCGGCCATGGTGAGTCGTCCTGGGGCAGCTCCAAGCCTGGCAGTTTGGGCAGCTACCTCCAGAATTTCCCTGGTGGCTTGCTCGACAACCTCTTTGGCAAGGGTTTCTACAACGGTGGTGGCCTGGCCGGTCAGCTGTTTGGCAGCGGCAGCAGTGGCAGCGGTGACCTCTCCAGCATGACGCCGGGAAACTACACGATGGCACCCGGGTTTTCCTTCGGCGACAGCGGCAATACCGCTGGCGGACTGGTCACCGGCGATGGCACCTTTGCCAAAGGCGGCGTGTTCCCCGGCGCGGCGCTGGCGCATTTCGAAAACCAAATCATCGACCGCCCGACCATGTTCCGCTTCGCTGCCGGCGGCGCGGTCGGGCTGATGGGCGAGGCGGGCCACGAAGCCATCATGCCATTGCGCCGCGGCGCTGATGGCAAGCTCGGGGTTACCCAGCACGGTGGTGGCAGCGCCCCGAATATCACCTTCAACATCACCACGCCGAACGCCGAGAGCTTCAAGGCCAGCCAGTCGCAACTCAACAGCAAGGCAGCGGCTCACCTGCAGACCACCAGCATGCGCAACGCGACGCACTGAACAATGTCCGGATTTCATGAAATTCAGTTCCCAGCGGGCATAAGCCAGGGTGCTACCGGTGGCCCACGGTTCTCCACCACCGTCATTGCGCTCTCGTCCGGCTTCGAAAAGCGCAACATCAACTGGAAGAATCGACGCGGCGAATGGGACGTCTCCACCGGCTTGCGCACCCAGGAGCAGATCGAGCAGCTGCTCGACTTTTTCCATGCGCGCGAGGGCAAGGCGTACGGCTTCCGCTTCAAAGACTGGGGCGATTACCGAGTACCACGCTGGCGCTACACGCCAGGCGACATGGGCGGCTATCCCGTCATGTTCACCACCGACGGCACAACTGCCACCTTTCAGATGAAGAAAGTCTATGGCGACAGCGGCAACGCCTATGTCCGGCTGATCCAGAAGCCGGTGGCTGGTACTTTCCAGTTCTTCAACAACGGCGTGCAGATGACCTATACAACCGACTACACGCTGGACCTGACCACCGGCATCGTCACTCTGAGCAACGCGATCAAAGGCACCACCGGGCGCTCGATCGCCGGCTACTCTGAGTTCGATGTCCCGGTGCGGTTCGACACCGACGACATGAAAATCACCACAACCACGACAGAAATCTATGCGTGGAATGCTGTACCTATCGTCGAAATCCGTGATGTTACCTGAGGACTTTGTATGTCAGAAATTCTGATCAGACAGCAACAATACGTCGTCACGCAGTTGGTCGGCTCCATCCTCATGGTCTCCGAAACACCCGGTGGCCGGTTCGCTGATGCGCTCAACCTCCTCGAGCAGATCGCTGCCGAGGTCATTGCGCGCACCCAGCCAACACAGGCGGAAGGTGATATAGAGACCCTGGCTAAATTCGCCGCAGCAGTCGCCGAGCGCCTAGCCTCGCTGCGTCGCGCCATGGCCCAACCGCTGGTTTCATGAAATCGATCAGCCCCTCTCTCAAGTCACACCTTGCTGGAACAGTAACGACACTTGCGACTTGCTGGCAGATCATCCGTGTGGATGGCACACCGTTCTCCTTCACCAGTTTCGATGAAGACCTTGTCGTCAGCGGAGTCACCTACAAGTCGACGGTCGGCTTCTCGCGCTCTGCGGTGCAAACCGGGTCCACCGGCCAGGTCGATAACCTCGACGTGCTCGGCTACTTCTCTGATGACGGCATTGTTGAAGAGGATCTGAAAAACGGCCTCTATGACTATGCGACGATCTACCTGTTCGCGGTCAACTGGGCCAATCTCAGCCAGGGCATCTGCCGGTTGCGGCGCGGCTGGCTCGGCCAGTGCATCCGCTCGCCGGTCGGCGCCTTCGAGGCGGAACTGCGCGGCCTGACCCAGGCGCTGGTGCAGGAATTCGGCAATGCCTATCAGCCGCTATGCCGGGCCGACCTCGGTGACGCGAAATGCGGCATGCCGATCGTGCCGCCACTCTGGCAACCCGGCGCGGTCTACCAGCAGGGTGCCTATGTGCGGGCCGCCACGCAAAGCACCGATGCGCTGCTGGTGGCGATCTTCCAGGCGCAGAACGCCGGCAACACGGGATCGGAGCCGACCTGGAATCCGACGATCGGTGCGATCACCATCGACACCAACGGCGTCAATCCAGTGCATTGGGAATCGATGCCCTATTGGCGCGGGCTGGCTGCTGTCGCAACGCCGATCAGTCAGCATACCTTCATCTCGCCTGGTCTGAATGTGCCGGCCGCCGGCGGCACCAGCTCGAACAGCGCGTTCGTGCAGTTCCGCGGCAACGTCTCGGCCAACACGCATGTGACGATCAGCGACGGCGCCGGTGGCGAAATCGGCTTCATCTGCTTCTTCGATGCCAAGCTGAAGGATGCCTGGGCGCAGTTCCAGGCGACCATCATCAATGCGGTCGCCGTACACATCCCGAATATGTCGGTGACCTTTCCGGTGCAGTACACCGCGGTGCTGACCAATTTGAGCGGTGGACCGGGCAGCATCATCAAGACCGGCGACACACTCGGCTCGATCGTCATCCAGGATTTCACGGCGTCGATCTTCTCAGGCGCCGCGGTGACCTGGATCTCCGGCCAGAACAACGGCGTCACCATGGAGATGAAGGCCTACGACGCCGGCAGTGGCACCGTCACCCTCTGGCTGGGGGCCAAGTATGCGATCCAGGCCGGCGACCGGTTTCTCTACTACCCGAGCTGCGACAAGCGACGCGACACCTGCCGCACTCGGTTCAACAACATCCTGAACAACCGCAGTGAGCCGGACATGCCGGGCATGGATGCCGTGCTGAGCTATCCGGACACGCCGTCATGACCCGCGACGACATAGTTGCCGAGGCGCGGCGCTATCTCAACGTGCCGTACCATCGCAAGGGTCGCTCGCTGCAGGGCCTCGACTGCCTCGGCCTGCTGGTCATGGTCGGCCGGCATTTCGAGGTGCCGCATATCGATGAACAGGATTACAGCGACTGGCCGCACAGCGACCACGTGATCATCAAGAAGCTTGGTCAGTACCTGACGCCGATGTCGCCGACCCTCCCGATGAGCCAGTGGCCTGGCCTAGTCGGGATATTCGCTGAGCGTCGACTGCCAGGGCACGCCGGGATTTTCAGCTTCCTGCGTGATCGAGTGCACCTGATCCACGCGCGCGTCTTCCCCTCGGCCGTCATGGAGGAATGCTGGGATCAGGTGCCGCACAGTGAAATCCGGCTGATCGGTTTGTTCGCCTTCCCCGGCATGGTGGACTGAGCCATGGGCCAGCAAATGGGCGGCGCCCTGTTCGCCATCGGTGGCCGGCTTATCGGCGGGGCCCTCTTCGGTCCGGTCGGCGCGATGGTCGGCGGCCTCGCCGGCGGCTTGATCGGTTCGCTGCTTTTCAACCGCTCGCAAAAGCCGCTGATTCCCGACTACCAGCTGGCGAGCTCGTCGTACGGCCATCCGATCCCGATCATCTACGGCAATGTGCGTTTGCCAGGGACGATGATCTGGCAGAGCGAAATCGTCACGCAATCAGGTGGCAGTGGTGGCAAGGGGTTCGGCCAGAAAACCTACAAATACATCCAGTCAGGCGCACTGGCGTTCTGCGAGGGACCAGCACGCCTGCTGAAGCTGTGGACTGACGGCAACCTGTTCCTCGACATGACGTCCGGAGTGCCGCACGAGATCACCAAATACCAGATCGTGATCCGAGAACACGACGGCACCGAAAACCAGATGCCGGATCCTCTGCTGCAGAATTGGGTGTGGAAGCACGTGACGCCGGCGGATAGCTGCCCGGCGTATCGCGGGCTTGCCTACGTGGTGATCCAGAACGCCGATCTAACGCATTTCAGCGGGCGATTTCCCAACGTCACCGCGCTGTGGTCATCGAACATCAGCGACATCGTCATCGTCAAGCATCTGGTGCGGTGGCCCACTGATCCGCAGACAACCGGATTTACCTTATGGGGCAATGGCGTCACTGTCGACTGGACCCGCCTCACCGTTGCCACGCTGACATCCGACAGCACGGTGCGAGTGTTCGACATCATTTCCGGCACCTGCCTGATATCGAAGACCTGGGCACAGATCTGGGATAACGCGGCCGGCATCGGCATGAGCGGCACCGCAGATGGCCAACCCGGCAATGCTTTGAGCGGTCCCGTTGGCACCTCGGCGATTGCTGCCTGTCCGGGCGGTTTCATCTATGTCGCACTACAGACCGAACTGAAGAGCTACATACCGATCTGGAATTACGAACCGTTGCGGATCGCCAAGCTGGATCCGAATTCCCTGCAACCGCTGCAGATCTTTAATGTCACCCCTGGGCCACCTGCTGGTTACGGCTTGTTGCCCAATGACGCTATCACACAACTGGTTGCTTTCGAGCTAGTATCGCCGACCGGCACGTTCGACATGCTGGCCGGCACCTGCGTGCTCGGCACAGGATGGCTGTTCGGTCCTTCTGGGCCTGGTTACTGGAGCGGCGTGCTGCCGCTCCGCTACATGGGCATCTGGGGCTACACCAAGATCACCATCGGCAAGAAGGACACCGTCGCCGGCTCGGTTGAGGTCTGGTTTCTCAATTACGGATTATGGCCCGCATCGATCGAGCTTTATCGTGCCACCGTTAACCAACCGGATGTTTCCGGCTGGGGCCATACCGGCTGGTTCGAACACATGGCGACGCTCACCGACAGTGATTTTGGCGTGCCAGGTGTCCGCTTTGGCTTGTCACCGAGCGCGGTCTACGACGCCACCGACAATACGCTGATCATCTCCAACAACAGCGGTTTTCAATCGTCGTCAATCAAGTGGTCGCCCGATACCAAATCAGTCATCTGGCAAGTCCCTGCCGCCCTCTTGACGGATAGCTCGCTATATTCCTGGGATCTTGACGCCGGACGTTTTGCCAATGGCGGCTTCCTCTGGGGCAATTCCGTAACGCCCAGTCGAGCGGGCGCGACAGTCTTTGATCCGTTCTCCGGCAGTATGCAGGTCAATTACACCGGCACGGTTCTACAAACTTCTGGCTTGCCCGGTGGAGGCATCAGTCAACAGTGGGGTTACAGCAGCGCCAATAACTGCATCATCGTGACAGATGGCGTCGAGCTCTATGCCATCTATCTGCAGCGCGCCAATGTCAACGAGGTACCGGTCGCCGCGATCATCCGTGACATCTGCCATCGCGCCGGTCTCGACGACACAATGATCGACGTCAGTGCCGTGACCCAGATGACTCAGGGCTACGGCATCATGGAGGAAAAGCCATTCGGCTCCGCCATTGCCGATCTTTGCCATACCTACAGCATCGACATGGTGGAGAGCGACTACGTCCTGAAATTCGTCCCGCGCGGCTCGCGCGCACCGGTTGCCACCATCACCCAGGACGATCTTGGCTCGATCGACGCGCAGGACCCATCGAAGTTCTGGCTGCCCAAGCATGCTCTTGAGCAGGAAATGCCACTGCAGATCAACATCCGCTTCATTGATCCGTCGATGGACTACCAGGCGTCGGCTACCTACTCGAAACGCATCGCGCTACCCGTGCCGACCCAGTTTTCCCGCCGCATCAAGACCATCGATCTGCCGGTGGTGGCGACCGCTGACGAGGCACGGCACATTGCCGAACAGTGGCTTTACACAATGTGGGCCGAAAGGGATACTTTCGAGACCGCATTGAGTTGGGAA